TCAGGTTCAGATTGGGGGTGAGCTTTGCGTATAACCGGGCAAGCCCGTCCTCTCCGTCCTGTCACATGGCCGCTGCAACTTCGCCACAATTTCCCCAGTCCCGTGAATGCTCCGGCCAAATCATTGCGCCGTAGTGTTCAGCGTTATAGGTTTCCCCCATATCAATGATCCACTCACGATAAATCTGCCGCTCATCGACCGTATCCCCTTCGGTGGCAATACACAGCCAGTCAGTTTTTAAATGGGACATATCCCCTCGCCTCGCCGTAATTGCCAGATGATTATTACGAATAAATAACCGGGCATCATCCAGATTAATTCTGGTCAGTTCGGATAAGCGGTAATAAACGAACACCTGCGAATTAAAGCCGCCGTTTTTTATAATCAGCCACGGCATAATTAAATCTATGGCTAAATACTCCGAAGAATTAAAAGGCGTTGCCCGCGCACTTTATCTGCGCCGTGCCACCCCAAAAGAAATTGCTGCTGATTTAAATCTGCCGAATGCGCGGATCATTTACTACTGGGCGGAGAAATACCAATGGGCTGACCTGCTAAGCCATGAAAGCACCGAGGAAGCGATTGAGCGCCGCTACCAGCTGCTTGCCGGGCGAAACGAAAAGACCGATCTCGAACTCAAAGAAATGGACATGCTGATTGCTCACGCCACAAAGCTGCGCGCCCAGAGTAATAAGCACAAAGAGAAGCTGGCAGAAAGCCAGGGTAAACGCCGCGACCAGGGCGGCGGCGATGAGGACGACGACCAGCCACGGAAAAAGCGCCAGTACCGTAAGAATGATATTTCGGGGCTGACGCAGGAAGATTTCGACGCCTTTGCAGAAGAGAACCTGTTCGGCTATCAGAAGCATTTGCGCCTGAATATCGCCCAGCAAATCCGCAATATCCTGAAAAGCCGCCAGATCGGGGCGACCTGGTATTTCGCGTATGAGGCGTTTGAAAATGCCGTTATGACGGGCGATCCGCAAATCTTCCTGTCAGCGTCACGCGCGCAGGCCGAGGTGTTCCGCAGCTATATCGTCAACATTGCCCAGCAGTATTTTGGCATCACCCTGACGGGCAACCCGATCCGCCTGAGCAACGGCGCAGAGCTGCGCTTCCTCTCCACCAATAAAAATACCGCGCAGTCCTACAGCGGCCACCTGTACTGCGATGAATATTTCTGGGTGCCGAACTTTGCGAAGCTGAACGAAGTCGCTTCCGCAATGGCCACCCACGATAAATGGCGCACCACCTACTTTTCCACGCCATCTGCCAAAACGCACCAGGCTTACCCGTTCTGGACAGGCGAAGAGTGGAAACAGGGCAGCAAGAAACGCGCCCATGTGCCGTTCCCGACTTTCGACGAACTGCGCGACGGTGGCCGCTCCTGCCCCGATGGCCAGTGGCGCTACGTCATCACACTGGAAGATGCGATCAACGGCGGGTTTAACCTGGCCAGCATTGACCGCCTGCGCAACCGGTACAACGAAACTACTTTCAGCATGCTGTATATGTGCGTATTCGTTGACAGCAAAGATAGCGTTTTCAGGTTCTCCGACCTGGAGGCCTGCGCCGTAGAAACGGATACCTGGCAGGATCACAACCCGGACGCCGCCCGGCCATTTGGTGATCGCCCGGTCTGGGGCGGATTCGACCCTGCGCGCAGCGGCGACCTGTCGTGTTTCGTCATCGTTGCCCCACCCATTCTGGCGCCGGAAAAATATCGCGTGCTGCGTGTGTTCAGCTGGAAAGGCATGAACTTCCGCTGGCAGGCAAAGCAGATCGAGAAACTGTTCCAGCAGTACAACTTCACCTATATCGGCGTGGACGTTACCGGGATAGGCCAGGGGGTGTTTGAAAATATCCAGCACTTCGCCCTGCGCGTGGCCAAACCGATTCGCTATGACCGCAACACCAAAGACCAGCTGGTACTCAAAGCCTGCGACGTGGTGGAGAGCAGCCGTATTGAATGGGACAAAGACCAGAAAGAGATCCCGGCCAGTTTTATGGCCATTCGCCGCACCAGTACGCAGAGCGGCAATGCCATGACCTTTGTCGCAGACCGTACGCAGGAAACCGGACACGCCGAAGCGTTCTGGGCGATCACTCACGCCCTGCATAACGAACCGCTCAACTATGAGAACAAGCCAAAATCCAAATGGGGGCTTAAGAAAGCAGCATGACCAGAAAGAAAAAATATGCCGGGCAACGCGACAAAAGCACACCGCAGCCCACCAAAAAAATGAGCGTTCTGCGCTTTGGCAAGCCGGAACCGGTTCTGACTACCGGCACGGACTACAGCGATGTGTGGTACGACAACGAGGCGAACCATTACACGCTGCCCATTGACCGCCTGGCGCTGGCGCAGCTGATTAACCTTAATGGCCAGCACGGTGGCATCATCCATGCGCGCAAGAACCTGGTGATGAGTGACTATCAGGGCGGCGGGCTTAGCCGCGATGAAATGGAAGCCGCCGTGTTTGATTTCATCACGTTTGGCGACGTTGGCTTTGTGAAAATCCGCAATGGCTGGGGCGAAGTTGAATCCATCGCCCCGATGCCCGGCCTTTACACCCGCCGCCGCAAAACAGGGGAATTTGCTGTACTGCAGCAGGGCGAACCGCTGATTTATCAGCCGGAGGACGTTATTTTTATGCGGATGTACGATCCGCAGCAGCACATCTACGGTCTGCCGGACTACATTGGCGGCATCCACTCCGCACTGCTCAACAGCGAAGCAGTCATCTTCCGCCGCCGCTACTACCACAACGGCGCACACACGGGCGGCATTCTCTATACCCGTGACCCGAGCATGACCGATGAAGTGGAAGAAGAGATTGAACGCCAGCTGCGTGACAGCAAAGGGATCGGGAACTTCTCAACCATCCTGGTAAACATTCCAGGCGGTGATAAAGAGGGAGTGCAGTTTATCCAGATGGGGGATATTTCAGCTAAGGATGAATTTGCCAGCGTGAAGAACATCAGCGCCCAGGACATTCTCAACGCCCACCGTTTCCCCGCAGGGCTGGCCGGGCAGATCGCGCAGAACGCCGGAGGGCTGGGCGACCCGGAAAAGGCCGAACTGATTTACAAACGCAGTGAGGTTATCCCGCTGCAACGTCGGTTTATGGAGGCGATCAACAGTGACAAGGAAATCCCGCTAAATCTGCGACTTAATTTCGCTAACGGAACGGGAAACGGTGCGGCATGAGACAAAAAAGGTTAAAATCCAGGCATTATCTGACTACCGGAGAGTGGTACATGAGAGTCCTGAAAATTGAATGCCCGGAGTGCGGCTCAAAGGCAGTAATCCGTAAAACAAACCGGAAACACAGAAAAATTTCGGATATCTACTGCGCCTGTGCAGATGTTGAGTGTGGGCACACTTTTGTTATGAATCTGACCTTTTCCCACACCCTGAGTCCCAGTGCTAAGACAGGCGATGTAATGGTTCAGACCATACTCAATAACCTGTCTCCTACGCAGCGGCAAATGGCGCTCGATTTACTGAAGACTTCGCCCGCCGTCTGAAAAACCCCCGTCATGGGGGTTTTTACTTTTAAGCCCGCAAATCCTTTGCTCCAGCTCTGCCGTTAACTCCCCCATCCACGCAATCGCTATGTTTTTCTCATCCTCGGAGCACTCACCACTGGAAACTAACTTTGAAAATAAGATGATCCGCTGCAACGCAACAGTTTCAAAAAATAAGTCCTGCACAGAATCCTCCCGACCCAAACAACTGTATAAACATACAGTACACTCTAAAGCATCTTTTGTGAATAAAATTTTAGGCCCGCTGTAAAGTTAAATTTTATTAACCAACGACTTACAATTTCTATCCCCAGCCCGGCCACAGTTCTTCCTCTGGCTTACTTCGCTTCTCCTGTAACCTTCCGTGTCTGTAAATCAGTGCTGTCGCGCCAAAAATTAACCCGCTGCCGCGCAGCAAAATGTCCACTTCCCCATCACTCCCAGCAAAACCCCGCTGATGCAGTTCCAGCCTTAACCGCCTCCGGGTTCCACCCTCCGTACAGTTATTGACAGAACTCCTAGGCGGCGCGTTCGCGCCGCTAACTGCAACCGCCTGATCGGCGGTTAACTTCGGTACAATCTTCCACTTTGTGAGCCGGGTTAAAATCGGTACATCCATTCCAACGGCGGGAGAGAAAACACCCTTAACCCGTATGACCTCTTCGCCGTAAGCATTGAACTCAGAGCCGGTTTCGTACCATGTGCGGGCGATTAACTCGTCTCTCCTGACGAACGGGCCTCCCTGTTCATTGATGTACTTTGCCCAGTCGCCGTTATCTGCTGCATCATGCACCGCTGCAAACTCCACACTTAAACCCATGGCCGTATCGTGATCGGCCATCCGGCGCAGCTCACGCCAGACGGTGACCGGAGCGCCACCCACAAACTGAAACTGACGGATACGCCAGCAGGAAGCCCAGGCAGCAGCAGCGGCAGCAGACTCTTTCATCGGCTTGCCGCTTTCATCGTCCAGCTCATCATCCAGAGCATAGCCGTCGATGTTTTTAGATATGTACTTAGCGACATAGCCCGTTGCCGAACCTTTTTCAGGATCGATGCTTTCCGCATGGAAGCGCGCTTTTCTCGCTTTTGCGGTGATCAGTTCGGCGTGGTCTTCATCCATCGCGTAATCGCGCAAAATACCGCGTACCTGCTCAACTTCCTCAGGGAGCATAAACAAAAGCATGTGCCAGTGCGGCGTGCCATCGTGATGTGGCTCTGCAACCCTGATACCAAACACCCGCAAATCATTGCGGTGCAGCTTTGCCCGGATTCGCCCCCAGACTGTGCGGAGATAATTCTGTGTGTCAGCGGGACTGCTGCCATCCCACTTGCGGTTGCGGTGGCCGTGAATGGTTGTAGCATGATATTTAGATGGGGCAGTGATGGTGTAAAACTCACCCACATAACCCAGTTCGTTACATATGTTTTCAAAACCTCGAATGCGCACCATCATTTCAGTGCGGCGAATGGCCGGATTGGCCACGCTGCCCCAGTATTTATCAATCAGACTGATTCGGTTGCCGTCTTCATCTTCCAGTTCCATGGATTTAAGGAACTCGCGCGTGCGGCGCTTCTGCTCTTTCCAGTCGCGGATCATCTGCTTACTGGCGTAAGTGCTGACTTTTTTGCAAACGTGATTCAGGGCAATGTGCAGATGCTCGCGCCACTCTGCTGCGTGCCTGCGCAGTCGCCGCGCCCACCATTGATCGGACATCATGCGGGAAAGAGCAGCAGCGGCCTGGGGTTCGTCAAAATAACGGCGCATAAGCTTTTCAAAGTCCGGGGCTGACTGGCGGAATGCCTGAGTGATTCTTGCAGCACGCAGATAAAGCGCGTGCAGCACCTTCAGCTCACCGTCTTCCGGCATTTCATCGTTGATACTGCTGAGTTCCATCGTGATGAATGTCGAAATATCCTGCGCCAGCAGCTCAATGTCTTCTTTGGACATATCAGGAAGGTGGTTAAAGCGATACATCAGGCGGACTGTATCAGCAGTCATTTTGCCGATGTGGTAGCGCTCCGAAACAATGTTGACGCGCGGAAGGATGCGTTCAAGGAAGGTTTTAGCGAGATAGGCATTTGCACGCTTTACCCCCTGCTCTTTCTCCAGCTTGGAGACCGTCGCATTTACCGACATACGAACAATAACCGACTGCTTTTGCAGCAAATCCTGTGCGCAAGCTAAAGCCGCATTTTCCCGATCACGGCGGTGTAATTCTTCGTATGTGGGTAACGGGCTTTCGATAGCCTGCTTTGGAGCATTCCAGGTAAAAGCCCATTGTTTGATTGCAGATGTACTTTCCATTAGGTTAGGCATTACCCTCCCAAACCATATGGAAAACAACATGAAACACCGCTACACCCGCGACTGTGCCCGCCCCGAATATGATGAAAAGATTACGGAGTGGCTTAACACGTTTGATGTAGACGACGGAATGATGAGCTATCCCGTGGCTGTCTTTCACGAGGGATTTATTTACCGGATGATTACCGGTCACGGATTGGGCGAATACAGCTCTATTCGTAACTTCCTGGGTGAACTTGG